CGGGTTGTAGTCGTTTGCTTCAACCTTGTCGGCGTGCACCCACAACACGCAATCTACCGGCTCATTTGCGAATGGACTTATTTCGTGCAGTGCGCGTTTTATTTCGTTGATTTTTTCAATGCGCTGGTCTTCTGGAAGATTTATTATTTCTTCAACAAGCTGGTCTAATATCCCCATTTTTGCCGCCTCCTTTTCATAATCTGCCTATATTTAGTATAGTAATCGGCTTTAGTCTGGCTAAACGATAATCCTTTTGCCCAATAATCATTACGCAAAATTGTTTTACATATTCGCTTCCAGCTTGGCGCATCTTTTTCTAGCGGGCCGTCGTCGGGTATCCCATGCATGTAGCCACGGTCTGCGTACCAATGCAGGAACACGGCAATCTTGTTTTCAAAATGCTCGCGGGTTAGGACCGGCATTGATTCCAAAAGCATATTTGCGAACGATTGCCATGTGTGCCCCGGCGGTAACGTTATCTTAATGTTGCCTAATACGTTGCCGGATTCTTGAGCATATAGCGATCCTTGGTTTGCGCCATTAACGCGTGCAACAATCTTACCCCACGTTTCCGGCTCTATCAGATGAAACAACCACAGCCCCTTCCGCTGATCGTCGCCGTATGGCTGGCAAATCCGCATCTGGTGGATCGACAGCCCCGCCTTATGCATATAATCATAAAGGGTATTATACAGTTTTCCATACTTGCCGCAATACGTCCATATGTCCTCTGTTTTCCAATCGTAAATCGGGTATATATTATATAGACCGGCCCCGCACCAGGTTGTATACTGTTTATCCTCAAACATGGATTTATTTTTGTTCGCAACCGTTCGATAACGGTTTAACGATTCGTCAGAGCGGATTCCGACAAAACACGCCGTAAGATGTTCTTCCCCCCCGTACCATTTCCCAAATTTAGGCACAAACTCCTCAAACTCCATATCATAATAATAAAACGGAAACTTCTCGTGGTCGGTTATCGCAATGTCCGGCGGTTGGCGAACCCATTCAACGTTATCCCCCCAACACGTCCACTTTGGTTGATATTGTGAAACGGCGTTGCGTAATGCTATCGGCAATGCGATCCAGTAAGGATCAATATGGTCGGCATAAAGATCGTACATCTCCCGTATATGGTCAATCGTGAGTTTATATTGCGCCTCTAAATCTACAAACAACACCCCTACTTTACGTTTACGCTTAATTGCCTCGTCCATTACCAAATGAAGCATTACGGTGCTATCCTTACCGCCGCTGAAACTCACATAGATTTTCGAAAACGTATCGAACGTCCAGGATATACGGCTTTGTGCTGCCGTTAGGACATCGGCACCAATCCCGATCTTAGGCACTCAAACACCTCCTCAAATGACATGCGTATATCTTCGTCGTCGCGCACAAGCAGATAATAATGCGTTGATCTTTTCCACGTCACCGGTTCCAATATTTCGTATATGCACCCCTCTTTAAGTAAATAATAATCGAATACCCCGCGAGTTCCGGCACCGTTGGCGTTTGAATAATCACGCTTTGCTGGTATGTTTTCCGCAATAAGACCGCAACTTCCAACCCCAACAACGCGCTTGCAATATGGTATTTTTTGAGCGAACTTGTAGCTACTTCCATCCCCTATGCGTTCAAGTTTTAATAATTTCATCGCCGTTATCCTTTCAAGTTTTTTATTTCTATATTTTTTATCCACGCCATCGGAACATTGTCAAAATACTGTACCGCCCCATATCCAAACTCGAAACTCATATTATATAATCCATCGAACCCAAACTTTCCGACATTTTGTCTTGGCACAACAACCATAATCAACGCATATTGCTCAACATCGCCAATCAACACCCGCGCATTACTGTCGCTATCCAATTCGTGGTCAAGGAAAAAGTAAACACATTCGGGCCTATCATATGATTGCCTCGAACTACATGCCACAAGGCCATCCCGGTTAATACTCATAATGTTATCAACGCTTGTTATATGATAACATACAATATTTTCATCCCACCGTCTGTGTTTGGCGGGCACCAGGTCAACCAACTCAAGCAACCGCTGCAAATTTTTATTAACAATTAATCACCCTTTCTGCCGGGTTTAGCCGCCCCGGCTCGGCTATGTTGGTGGACGGTTGCTTGTATCGCGCCCCGCCCGAGCGCACTGTTGATATATTATTTCCCCCACGGTTGTCCTCTTAAAATCTTCATCGCATCAACACCAGGGAGAGATTCGTTATCCTGCTTGATCCAAAATTCCGCTTTGTTCTTTGAGTTTATTTCTGCCTCCGCCCTAGTTGCTACTTCGCCCACGTTTGTTGCTCCTTGCTTCTGCGCGTCTTCTAGTATGACGTTGATTGCTTTTACCCATTTGTCGCGGAGCCTTTCCGCCCATTCGATCTGCTTTTCGCTACCTTCGAGTTTCACCGTCGCGTTTATTTGTGTCATTTCCTTAACCTCCTTTATCTTATAACTAATTATACCACCGTATCGGTGATACTGTCAAGCGTTTTTTCAAAAGTTTTTCGATTTTTCCAAAGTTTTTTTCGCCCCAAAAACAAAAAAGAAGGCCCCCGAAGGGGCCCGCTTCCGTATAACATTATTTAGAATCCGTCCGAGTTTGTTGGGTTGTTTGCGATACCAAACACTGCCGATATTGCACCAACGCCAATGCCGATTATCTTTATCACCACATCCGACGTTATCAGCCCGGATGCTGTAACTAGGCCAAGCACGGTTATGATAGTTGTTGCCCAAAATACAGGGCTTTTAAATCGGTTCTGCTCCATGATTTCACCTCCTTAAAATATTTTTGACGTAATAACGCCGATCACCACGCCTATTGCGCCCGTTATGATACCGGTTATGATGGTATCGTAGCGTTTCCCCGGTTTGTCCGAGAGTTCCTGTAGTTTTGCGTCCCGTTTTGTATTGTTTTCGTCGCGCTTTTTCCCGTCCTCTACAAGCTGTTTAGTTAACGCCGATATTTCTACCGTAAGCCTTTTTAACTCACTTATATCTTCTGCATGTGAGTTTAGCCGTCTTTCATCGCGTTCAAAATTTGCATCCACGTTTTTATGCCGCTCTTGGCATACTCCCTCGATTACTGTCGCATCAGCCATCCCCGCACCATCCTCCCACATCAGTTCAGCCCGACCACTTGCCGCCCAGCGCCGTTGTCGTGATCTTGCCGACAATTCCGTCCACCGTCAAGCCATTAGCCGCTTGGAATTTCTTCACGGCCTCTTCCGTTTTTATCCCGAAAACACTGTCAATCATACCGGGACTGTACCCGAACGTCTTTAACGCTTTTTGCACGTTACGCACAGCACCGCCACGGTTTCCTTTTTTCAGTACCACGCCGAGCCGGAAAGTTGTCGTTCGTGGTTTGGCCTTGTCAAGCGCGGCCTCGGTCTGTGGGCCGACAACGCCGTCAACCGTGATCCCCGCGTCCGTCTGGAAAGCGCGCACCGCCTTTTCCGTGAGTGTGCCGTAGATTCCGTCCGCGCTGCCCGTGTTGTACCCTAGCTTTATAAGCTTCGTCTGCACAGCTTTCACGCCGCTACCCTTGCTACCTTTTTTCAGCAGCTTAACTTTCGCGGGTTCTGACTTTTCGGCAACAGTCGGGGTTTCGTCAACGGTCGTAGTCTCATCAAGCAGCGCCTTTGCTTCTTTAAGTGGATAGTTCTTGCCGGGGCAGGCTGTCGCGTACAGGTCACCGTGCCCAACAATTGTCTTGATCGTGGTATACTTTTTCAGGCAATCCCGAATCACGCGGAACAGCGTTTCCTTCTGTTCCGTGGGCATTTTTCGCTCATCGAAGTTTCCCTGACAGCATATCCCAATCGAGCGCGCATTCATTCCGTCGCTTACGCCGTAATTGCGTACGTGCCCGCCCTCGTACTCGATGCCGCGCCCCCACACCGCCACACCATCAAGCTGGACAACGATGTTGTAGTCAATGCCCCTGTCGCCCTTAAGGATGTGTTGTGCGTGTACCGAGAGCACGTTGCCATCACCGGCGAAATGATGCAAGATAATCATGTCGGTTTTGGTGCGCTTCGTGTATGGCCGCGCCGGTTTCAGCCCTAAGTCATTCACATATTCAAACATTTCCACTCTCCTTTCAAAATATCTCGCGCAGCAAAAGTTGCGTATAATCATAGTGACCAGCCGCCGACGGGTGCACAAAATCGGACACAAAGACGTTCGTGTTCGCCCAATCGTAGCTGTCACGCCAATTTTTCAGGCCGTCGACAAAGGCCACGCCGAGATTACCGGCGGCGTCCTGCATCGCGTTCCGGTAATCAAAAATCGTGCCATCCGTCGTTTCGTGCGGCGTATATTCTCCATGCAAACCGGTTGCCAGCATCAACACATCGCCATGCTGTAGCGCCCTTGTTGCGATTGCGGTTAGGTTTGATTGATACGCCGTGCGCGCGACCCCGTGCGACCAATCGTTAAACGCGCTTGCGATGATTGTTAACTTCGGGGCCAGCATGTCTATGGTACAAAGCGCGGTTTCCTGCACCCACATAACCGTCGTGCTAGCAGAAACACCACAGTTATGGACCACGATACCGGAAGTGCCCTTGATGGGTGCCCAGCCGATAAATATAAGCGTACCGCTATCCAGTGTGATTCGCACCATGTGCGGGCCGGGCACAAGCCCGTCAATAGGGTGGGTGTATGTTTTTGCATCTGCCGCAATCGCTGATAGATCAAGTGAGCCAACCTCGTCGCCATCAATCTCGAAAGTAACCGATGCGGTACAATCCATCAACCCGCCGCCGAAAAATAATTCTACACCCTCGCCGCTGAACTCAAACGCCACCGATGCGCCCGCAGCACTGGTGAGATAAGCACAGGAAGCGAACCCGACGCACTCTCCCCAAACACGCTCCCATGTCCCGGCGTAGTGGTAAAACTCGCCACTGATTAAAGATAGCGATCCCCTGCCGCCCTTGCCAACGTCCCCGAATACACCGCTAAGCATGTCTCGCATAATGCCGGGGAAGCACATGTCATTAGTGACAGTGTACCCAACAACAATACTATCTCCTACGCACATGATAGGGGGTTTTTCGATGCTCCCGGTTTTAAAGCGGGCAATGGCGGCATGAAAACCAGGGAACAATGGCAGTCCGTTACTCGCATACGGATCGATGTATGTCACGGGATACGTACACGGATATTGTAATCCGGGCAAAGCATCACACCCCTAATTCGGCGTCGGCTGTCCACTGATACGACACGCTGTTAGTTGAGCCGCCTGAAGTAATGCCGACATATCGGATCCCCTTTGTAGTAGCGCCGGTCACGGTTGCGGCCTTCGTGGAATCGTTGTACACGGATGCCGCTGTTCCGTCCGTTGAATATAGGGTAACCGTGGGATCAGTACGCATCTCGCATTCAAACTTAGTGCCAATTGCAATACTTGCGCTGTTTCGTGTGCCGGGTTCATACACGATGCCTGTTGACGTGGAAGTCCCGGGCGCGTCGGCGTAATTGTAACTTTTCTGATAAAATCGCGCACACAACGCTTTTGTTTCCGCAAGCAAACGCGGCACAAAGTTTGTAGCAGTTGCCCCGGATTCAAGCTTAGCACGCGACAGTTCAAACGTGCCCGACTGTTGCCCGAGCGATGCGGTGCGGGTCGCATAGGTCGATCCGGCATCAAACCAAATAAACACACCAAGGTAATTGTCTGCCCCTATCGTTTTTCCGCTCACGCTCGGCACATCAACGGTTATTTCAAATTTCTGCCACGACGTAGTCAGCGCGACAAGTTGTGAGCCTATTGCAGATACAGCGGTACTGCCGCCGCTGCCAAAGTTCTGATATAACTCTATTGCGATATTCTTGCTTGCGTCGGCTTTTGCCCAGAAGGATAATGTAGCGGCTTCGCCCGATACGGAGGCAACATTTTCGATGCGCTGCGATTTTATGCAGTAGTTGCCAGCACCAGCCGAGCTTGTTACAACGGTGCGAGAATAATAGGTCGGGTTGCCGGGAACATCCGTTTGGCCCACGGTAAATGCTTGCTGAGTATGCGTTTTTGTAGTTCCGTTGTGTAGGTTGATCCACCTATCATCTGACCCGTATCCACTGGACGTTTGCGAGGTTCCGCGTTGGCAGATTTCGAAATCGCCATTGATAAATAGATTCGGGTTTGTAACGCTTTTATGGATCGAAACAGGCCGCCTGTCGGTGATAACGTTATCGTTTATAACCGCCGCACCGTTGCCAACCAGTACCTCTGCTAGTTTTAACTGTGTCGCGGTGGGTGTGGGCGCGACTGGCGAGCCTGACGCAACACCAGCCACCGCAATCACAATGGTTGCTTTAGCGACTGTGTCGATGTTCAGCACAATCAAGTCGATGCGGTTAAATCCGCTGGTGTTTGCCGTGATCGCCACGTTCTCCACAGCATCGCTGTTGATAAAATAACCCCCACGAAAAGCAACACCCGCCGCAACGTCAACCGATAAATCGGCTGGTGAATTCTCGGAAACTAAAAAGTCAGACGAGCTTATAACTCCGTCTGACTGTATGTTATCCCACGCTTCCCGGTCGTTTGCTCCCGTGTACGTGTTACCGTCGAAATAATTTGTAACAATCGACAATCATATCACCCCACTATTTTGTAAAGTCGTTTTGTTGGTGCGGCCGGTCTTAAAATACACGTTCCAAATGTGACGTCGCGTGTGTTGGTGTCCTCGTCGTGTACCATGCGGATTATGCGCATTTGCGCGGAAAAATCAAAGTACGGAATCAATTTAACCGTGACCGAATCACCAACGATGATCCCGGAGAACGGGCAAAGTTGACTATCCTTTGCGGCGATTGTAAGCGTATTTACGGGGTAGGCTGTCCGTTGCAGTTCGCCGCTCGCCTGCGCGTTTAGCGTTGCTTGCACCGACACACCCTCGTTCGCCGAGAAAATGCCCTCAACGAGGCCATATAGCCCCTGCGACGTTGCGTCCTCAACGAGCGTGTCCAAAGTGTCAGTTTCGCTGTATACGGCGTTCGCCATGCTCAATACGTCCTCGGCCCTGCTGGGTGCCGCGAGGATGTTATCGCCATCCCCGCCCCATATAAGCTCATAGTGTGGCTTGTCCGATCCTTTGCGCAGGTAAAAATTGTATTGACGATCAAGGTCGATTTCCCAATCGTAGTTTGCGTCAGCACACAGGGCCTTCAATTTTTCAAGGAGCATGTCTGTTTCTTCGATGATGCGCGTTGTTTTAATTGACCCGCTTGTTATCGTGCCGATCGATACGCCCGTATCTTCGATGGCGTTCGTGTCGTCTACCATTTCTTCCGTGAGCGCGCCGTATGTCATCTCGCCGTAATCTTTGTAGCGCATGCGCCGCCACCGAAACAGGGCCTCGTAGCTCAAGCAGTTAAGTTTTAGGTTTACGTCCTCGAAATCGCGCCCCGCGAGAATCCCTCCCCACACCGCCGTATTTGTGGATTCGTCCCACACCTCTACGTGGTTAAAATATGTCGTGTTTGCTTCGGTGCATTTGTTGTTCGAGAGCGCAAGCGAGAACTCACATGTATCAACATCGTTCAGCGTCCATCCGTATTTCAAACCGGAAAAAAAGCTGATCTCGTCCAGCTTTGTATGGTTGCGGTCGTATATATAGATCGCCTTGTTGCCCATCATATCCACCTCGCATACAGCGAGATGCTACAATGCTCCACCGCCTCAAGACTATTGCGCGAAAAAGTCATAGTGTTATCTCCGGGGTCGCACGAGATCCACCCGGCCGTAGTTTTGAGCGCAAGATTGCTCGTGCCGTTGAGCGTCACATCCCGCGTCGCGGGTCGACAGTCAATGACAAGCGTGTCACTCGCGCCCAGCGATACATTGATACTGATGCTCTCGCCCGTGGTTGTGTTACTTACCGTGATTGTGTCGCATGTACCGATTACCGTTATGACGGGGTATGCTTTTACGTTGCCGCTGTTCGCGAGTGTGCCTGTCCCACCCGTAAGCGCGCCATACTCAATCGGATATGTGATCGGGTATTCAAGCGCCGCATCACTGGTAGAGCCGAGCGATAATGTATCCGGCGTTTCCGCAATCCAGCACGGATCGGGCATGGTTAGCTGTACAGATACGATGCGTGTTGTTTCGCCCTCGATGCGGTTCGCTACCTCCACATATCCCACGAGCGAGCCGATGCCCCCCACGTCCACCACAAGCGTTTTCAATCCGTTCGTTTGCAGCACTTGGTTGAGTGCGGTGATTTTTGTTACGTTGCCGGTGCACAGGTTCCCGTTCAGCGATAGTGTTTTTCCGTTATTTTTTGAGCGCCCATACGCCTGACCGTCATAAAATAGGTCGCTGGTCACGATGCTTTTTTCGTTATCAAACATTCCGTGGAGCGTAAAAAAATAGTCCGAACTTATCAAGCTCAAACCGTCCAATTCGATACCCGTAATTATCAATCCACCGCCCCCTTAAACGCCAGCCAGGAATTGCAGCTGATACAAGGTCTGATTTACCGATCCCTTGCTCTCTGCATGTACGTCTCCATAAATGTTGATCGTCGGTTTCTTTGTGTTGTCGATCGTGGTTACGGAGCTACTGCTTACATCCTGATTGCTGCCCCCCAAGCCACCACCCAAACTGCCGCTGTTTAGCCGCGCCATCTGTAAACCGCCCACAAAGTTACCGCCCATCGCAAGGCCCGCGTTTTGCACACGCCGTTGTTCGTTAAGAATACGGTTCACAGACCCATCCACGGCGTACCCTGCAATCTTCTCCGTCACCTTTGACGGCGAGTGTGTGGCTAAATACCCGGCCAGGCTGTTCGCGTACCATCCGCCGAACGTTTGGGCCGCATTGCTCGTCTTAGTTTGCGCCCATCTGCTTAGGACACCGCCGATAAATCCGTTTACACCGTTTGTCGCAACCGTTCCCAACTCAGCGCCAAGTCCGTTAAACCCGCTCACAAATTTGCTTTTTAGTGATGTGCCCGCGCCCTTTACCTTGTCCTTGTTTGTTTTACTTCCGGCTGAATTCTTCATGCCTTTGGCGACAGAGTTGACG